AAGGCTACGGTGTTATCTCGGCTGAGAAAGCTGCTGCCATTCATGCGACGCCTGACACCCCTGAACTGGATTCATTCACGGTCAACATTCTGGCTCAGGATGAGATTACCGAAGCGAATCGCTACGGCGCTGAAATGCGTGGCAGTAACTATTACACCAAGGTTGATTTCCTGAATGACACCAAGGGCGAGGTTGTTACTGAAGAATTTATCTTCGACCGAGTACCTTCTGAAGCTGAAATGACTGCTGCCATCATGCAGCACATCAAACACTTGAAGGCTCGCTAATGGCTGTCCAGACAGTTACAGCCAACGTGAATGCTGATGCGATTGCATCGGGTGCATGGCGTTCCAATGACTCTCTGACCATCAATAATGGCGCAGTGGTTACGGTCAACACGGATCAAGCTAGGTTCTGGAATAGCATCACCATCAACAACGGCAAGCTGCGCATTGAGAATACCAGTACGACTGATGCCATTCGTTTCATCATGGGGCGGGTATCAGGAACCGCAGCAGGCAACATCACACCTGCCTCTGGATTGGGTTCTGTGGAGATTGCAGGTAACTGGATTGAAATAGGTACGAGTAACGGTACAGCAGGCCAGACTTTCACCGTGCCTTACCGTGATTACGTGGCTGCGTTGTGGGTAGAGACTGCACCTAGTTCTGGCGTCTATGAGTCCTGGGCGAATGCTGGTGAACCTTACGGTATGGTTCCTAAATGGCTGTTGTCTGGTCTTGCTGCGTTTGGTAAAGGCCGCAAGGGCATGGTGTTTAAACAAACCCCTAATACCGCACAGCATCGCAATATCGTTCTGACCAACTGTTCCATTACCAATGCCAGCCGTATTGCTACGGTAAGCAGCACAACTGACTTATCTCCAGGCGCACATATCACTGGTTCAGCAGGTATTACTGCGAATACGGTAGTTGAGAAAGTGCTGTCTGCCACTCAGTTTGAAATGAATGTGGCGGCTACGGCTACCAGTTCAGTCGTTACGATGACTATCTATACCACTTGGGAAGTACAGCATACAAACCAAGTGGTATTCGGTGATGACTTCGACGGTGCGATTCCGCCGAATGGTTGCAAGATCAGAATCCCGAACATCATGGTGACGCATGTATGTGGCGAGAATATTCACAACGGGGCAGTCACTGGAACCTATATCGCCTTAACTAATTCAGGTAGTTTGATTGCCGATACTTGCTTATTTGATGTGGCTCCGGGTAACTATACCGGAGCAGAGAAACTTTCACTGAAACGTATTGGTTGTAGTTATCCGCCAACGCTCAGTAAGGTTTACGGCATTGATATTGATGATATGTGTGTGGCGGTACGTCCCTTCCGTAATCATTGGGGAGCAACTACACCTGTACTTGATACTACTGCAACCAACGCTGGAAGCAACGGCACGCTTTGGGCTATTAGCTACATTACCGGTTCAGTTAAAAAAATACACATAGCCGCCACTAAACAGATTGGTGGTGGTACTTCCAGCATTCTGCGCTTCGACTATTGCGATGGACTTACTTTAGAAGACACTCGTCTTATTTGTCAGGGTGGCAGAAATGCTCAATCCATGCTTGCGCTATATTATGTCAATAACTCAATTATTGATGGTGTAGAAACGTATGGTGGCCCACCCATTCGTTTTGTCACTTCTTCTGATAACAAAGTAAGTAACGTAGTGTTTGGAATGAGTGTGTATTCAGAAGGTGTTTCTTACGATTACACTAGGTACACTCTGTCGGCACAATATGATCCGGTAACAGGTAATCCGTTAGCTGAAAATACGCGGTACTATATTAAGCCATTCTGGCAAGAGTATGCCAATATGGGCTACACCGGCTTCTTTGGTGATTGGAGGGAGCATTCTGCTGTTCCGCACCTCATGCCTACAGATGGTGTTCCTCAAGTATGGATAACGCCGGGAAACAATACGGTTTCTATAGGCTGGACTAGACTTGATCCAACACACACATCTCCAGCTTATGAGGTCTATCGGTCTACTGATCCTGCGGTTCCTGTAAGAGATGCTGGCACTCGGGTATTTACGACAAGTACGGTAACTATTGTTACTGCGGCAGACAATACGGCAGTCAATGGAACCACTTATTACTATGTGTTGCGTAAATATGCCTCTGCCGGTGTTTATGTAGATACACCTGCATTAAGAGCCACGCCTAAAGCATCGCTTCCATATACAAACTTTGCCAGATACTCCCACGACATTAGTAGTTCAACATGGGTTAAGTCCAATATCACAGCGGGGTCTACAGCAGCATGGGCTGGCTCTGGTATGGATGGAAATAAAGGTACGTCAATCAGACAACTGCTTGCAACGGCAGAGGCAGGTAATGGAACGGCAACACTCTCCGTTACTGGTCTAACAATAGCGACTACCTACACTGCATCTATACTGATGCAGGCAGTTCCACGCAAGGCAACGAATACCCTTTACCCAACGGTGGCTGGTAGGATTACCTTTGGTACAGCATTTACTGATTTCACGCTGACAGATACGTTAGAAGTAAAGCACGTCACTTTTGTTGCTACTGCAACAAGCCATGATTTAGTTATACGAATGAATAGATCGGCTGACGTTATTGCTTATGAAGGTGTATTTGTAACAGGCACTTCAACTCCTGTATTTACGCAAGAAACTGCTGCTGCCGCAGTCACTCCGGATATTGGTATGAATTATGCGGGTTCTAGGGGTTATACGAGTGGAGGTGAAACTCGCAACCAAGGAATAATCCTTACCGGAAATTCTAACTTGGTGTGGAATATATGGTGCGTTGGCACTGATCCTGACTTTGTACCAAGCAAGGAAAACATTCTGTATTGGACCGCTGTTGCAACACCATTCTTTGTATTTACTACATCCTCAAATAGAAATGTATTAGAAAACGTAACACAATCTGGATGGGGTGGTGCTGTTCAGGCAGCCTTTAATTTAACGGCTTCAAGTTCAGATAACTATATTCGTAATATTGATCTGAAATTAGGCACTGGGTTTTTCAGTGGCACATCTGCTAATATAGATATTCAGTTTGACTCAAACAGAAACCGTTTTAAGAATATTCAAATAGATGGCAATATGGTGAGAGGGGCTAGCAATCCAGTTGTTTATGCGTTGAATACCGCCAGCGATACAATTTTGGAAAATGTAAGAACTGAATTCGGAAGTGCTGCCTTATATACCTATAACAATGGCATGATATTCAAGGGAGTGGGTGGTGGTAGCTCGTCTAAACCAGATGGGGCGGCGACTACGCCTCTTTGGAATATTGGTAGCACTACAGATGGTTTAACGCAAAGCGGCTTAGGCGTGTTCGACACTCACTTTGCCGAGATGTATCACACTGCGACTACGGGTGCGTTAGGTCTGGTATTTACTGCCTCTACTCAAGCCGTCAAGCCTTATGAACTCACTGGTCTAGCTGCCTTCTCCAATACCGGCAGGCTATATCTTCAGCAAGCAGGGGACTCTGTAACTTACACTTGGCCGCATAAGATTTATGGGGTGAGTGGCTTTAGGTCAATTCTGCCCAAGGTCTATTGCGAACAGCTTAATTCGGGCATTACGAATGCGGATATTCCGCAAGCCATACTGATTGAAGTTCAAGTTGATACAGGAACGGGTTATGGTGGTTGGATTGAAGCCACCCCTGCAAATCTTGCTGGCATCACGGTATCGGCTACTGTGGGTTTCAACCTGAAGGTTCGGATTACTGCACGTCAGTTCTTTATTTACCAAAGCCAAACCAATAACTTCGTAGTTGGTGAAACTGTTCGCCACATTGCCGGGGGTGGCACTGCTCGGATACTTGCAGACTTTGATACTGGCGCTAGTGGGTTATGTGTAGTGGATCAGGTTGTTGGAAATTGGACAACAGCCACTAACATTGTCAGGGATTCGGATAGCCAAGCGAGAGCAAATCTTGTGTTGGTCAATACGTCCTTCGCTTTCGGCCCATCATTCAATAGCTTCATCCAAGGTCTGTACCTCTGGACCACGGTAGACCAAACGGCTACCTATCCTGATGACATGACTACGGTGACTTTCACTGGTCTGCCTACAGGTTGCGACATTGTGATTCTGACCGCTGGCACAAACACCATCATTGATCAGGTTGATCAGAACGTAGGGACTTCCTACGCCTATGCCTACGCAGGCACGCCCACGATTGATGTGGGATTCATTAAGCCGGGGTATCAGGTGCAATTCATTCGCAATCTGACGCTAGGGCTGACCAGTTCGACTATTCCTGTTTCCCTCATCCAAGATCGTAACTATATTTAAGGAAATATATGGCAAAAATTACTTCAAAAACATTACTAGCTGTAGGAACAGAAGTTAGTATTGATGAACCAAATCGTGTAATAACATTGAATGTAGCTGGGGATTTAGTGGCCAAGGATGGTGTCACTTGGCAGGCACTTTACTCCTTCTTTGTTGACTTATGGGCAACCCCAACTTATCAAGATAGTCCGTTTCCATTCTACGCCATTGATGCGCTGTCTGGTCAGTTCCAGATTGGTACAGATGGTGCAACCTTCTCTGGATGGACTTTCAATTCTGATGCAACGCGTAACATGCTGCGAGATGGTGGTTGGTCAGAGTATTCAGCTGCTGGAGTACTATTGCAGCAGTATTCAGGTTTCGTAGGTCTTGGTAGTATTACTCCGGCTAGTACTGTACAACCATATTATCATCTAGCACCAACAGATGCACCAACTAACTTCCCCTTTACTGATCAATTCAACGTTGGTATTAAAGTATTTGGTGATGCTACTCATGGTAACTTTGATAAACGTACTTATGCAAAGACATTCGCACGTGAGTATGGAAAAAAGTTCAAATCTTCTATTCTAGCAGATACCGGTGCTACTGCTACCGGGGCTAATAAACAGAACTTTCTAGTATCTAATGAGGATGACTTAAAGATTACTGGATTATTAGGTGATGTACAAGCTACAGCTGATACAGCTATGACTGGTGCACCTTATAACGGTATTACAGTTGCCTACTATACAGTTAATCAAACTCGTACTATTGCAGGGGCTTCAAGAAACTTCAAGATTATTATCGAAGGCAATGGTGGTACTTTAGAGCAGATTTACGCTAAGGTTCAATATCTATTGCGCCAAGGTACTGATATTAATACTAGTGGAACAGCAGGTACTAAAATTGGTAAAATCCAAGATGAGTTACTACGCTTCGTTGGTGACATTTTAGTAACTTCACCTTCAGTTTATATTGATGATGTTCTATCCGCAGATAGTAATAGAATTGAGTTCTACGATGATTCTAATACTCTACGTACTAACCCATATACAGCAGCAGGTACAATGTCTTTCAATTCAGTACTAGTAGGTGCTGGATCCAGCTATCGCTTAATGTTTACTACACCACCTGGTGCCGGTAATGACTATGGTGAGACTGGGGCTATTACAGTTAATAATGCTGCTGGTACTCCAATTACTGGAACTATATCTGCCGGTAGTATTGACTTTGATTACGATTATGATGGTAATGTACAGGGTGGATTTGCAGGAGGTACTGATAGAGCAGTTACTCTAATCGGTATTAAGCCAGGTACTGGTAAGTTCGCTGTTGCTAGTGGTACTCTATCACGTACTAAAGGTATTAGTCTATCATTGGTTGCTGAAACCGACCGCGTATACGCATAAGGAGATATTGTGAGCAAGTTCATCTTTGATGGACCAACTTTGAGTATTGAAGGTGACCAGCTTGCTGTAGTAGGTGGAGTATTCCAGTTTACTGCTCAGGAGTTGTACTCTGAGTGGGTAGATTGGACTATTCAAGGAGATAATTTAAAGTATCCACCAGCCTTTTCCACGGCTGGTGGAGACTCCTTAGGTGGCGGAACTTTTCTAGGGGCATATGTCTTTATTAGAAATGATTTAGGTTGGAGAGGAGTTCCTCCAGATGTAGGTAATGTACAAGTAGTAATAGATGGTAATTTTTATCCAACAGATCCAAACCTACCATTTTTTATACCTTGGCCCATGGCAACTACAATAATACAGTCTAGAGTTTCGCAAATGACTCAGGCTTTATCTACTACTGGAACACCTGCCCCTACTGCTAATGAAAACGCTGCTGCAGTATTAGCTGCTGCACAAGTTACACCAATACATGCAGATATACAAAAAGTTAATAATATAGAAGTTACCGGAATAGGTACTGAACTTAATCCTTGGGGGCCTATATAATGTGGAAAAACTCCTGGGGTAAATCCTGGGGTTCTTCTTGGAAATATATAGTAGTTTCATTCAGAAGAGTTCCTCTAAGTAGGATAATAGTGGTCACCCACAGATAGGAGTACATATGGCAATAAAAAAACTTCAGAAAGATCCAGAAGCTAAGTTAGACTACTTAATGGATTTCGCATCAAAAACAAATAATAGACCTGGAGCTACTACAGATTATTTACAAGTATTAGATTCGGAAACTATAGTATCAGCCACAGTAGTATCTAGCAAACCAGCTGAGTTAGTAGTAGTATCTTCAACTATATCAGATAGTAATACTTCAGTACTATTCTGGTTAGATGGTGGTTTAGTTGGGAAAGAGTACATAGTAGTAGTATCTATTGTAACATCTTTAGGTAGAGAAGATGATAGAAGTGTAAAAATCCAGGTGGTGAATAAATGAGAAACCTAATTACAGTCGACGATTATAAGCTCTATACAAATATTAGCAGTACAGATCAAGATGAGCGCATTGAGCTATTAATACCTTATATTAGTCAGTTAATTAAAAATTATTGTACTAGAAGTTTCATTGATAGCTATGATGCTGATACTGAGGAATTTTTAGATATTGTACAATATTATAATGGAGGAGATGACTATCTATATACAGAGGAATTTCCTATACTTAGTGTAGAAGAGGTTGCTTATTCAGAAGACAGTGGTCAAACATATATACCACTAGCAGAGTATACTGATTATCTAATTGATAGACAAAATGATAGACTAGTCATATTTGGTGCTGCTGATATTAATTATCCAAACTACTTCAAGATTACATATAGAGCTGGTTACTCAGTACTTCCAGGTGACTTGTATATAGCAGCTCTAGATTTACTAGAATACTATATGAAGCGTGAAGCATCTCCTAGAAAAACCCAAGGTTCTGTTAGTATTGAGTACATTCGTAGTTCTGATTTCCCTCATCACATTAAGCGTGTCCTAGATTTATATAGGGTTATTAGATAATGAGTAAGAAAGCTCTTGGTGAATTATTAGATGAGATTACAGCAGCAATACCTATTAATGAGCTAGGTAACAAGGTAGTTGGTAGTAAAGAGAGAACAACTACTTCCGATCTAAGAACTAATTTAAACAAAACAGTACATGTACTAGTAATAAGTGAAGAGCTACTAAAGTCTTTAGCTCCACAATCTATAGATAAATTAGCAACTAAAGATAAAAGTGCAGTATACGCAATATTAGCCGCGTATAGGAAAACTAGGAAGCATAGATCTGGCAGAGTACCTCATAGGACTATAAGTAGTACTGGTGAAAAGGGCCATATATTAACTTTTGATTCATTTGATCAAGTTAGATCTTTTATTAGTTCAATAAACCTACTAGATAGAGATACTAGTATACTTAATTATGTAAAAGATAATAATAGTATTAAGGAAGAATTTATAAGGTTATCCGGAGTAGGTGAGGCTATATTTAGCCAACCAAAAGAATTCAAAACTATACTATCTATTTTAAAGAATGGGGGTAAAGAAGCACAGGCCCTACATGCCAAGCTATATAGCAAGGAACTTGATCTAGGTTTTGACGTAGGACATAATATACCGGTTGCTTATAAGAAAATAGAATTAATCGCCTCTAATAAAGATTTACTAGATAGATTAGTAAGGGATACCATAGCCCAGATACCTCAATTAAATAAACCAGGAAAAACACTAACAGAAGCAGAAATCAAGAAACTAGTTACTGGCATACAAAAAGCTGCAATATCAAAAGCAAAAGAAACTGTAGTTAAGCACAACTTCACAGTAGAAAAAACAGAATTTGATATAAAAAAGCGTAGAGGAGCAGTAACAGTATTTATAGAATCCTCTCCTAGAAATCAAGGTGGAGATTCAGAGTCTAGAATTACTAATGAGTTTAAACGATTAGTAATGGAATCTCTATTTTCTACTATTCGCAATAATAAAAAACTAGGTAAGGATTATACAGGTACTATAGATCTACACGGTTCTAAGTCATTCAGAGAACAAATAACTGACCATATAGTAGATACTATACTAGGCAGCAAAAATACTAAAAGTACTAATACTATATCTAGGGTCACAAAACAAGTATCTCATAAATTAAATACAAATACTGCTTCCAATAGAATAAATAACCAGTCTTCACTAATAGTTAAAGCAAAAAATACTAGTAGACTTCGCTCAACTTCAGGAGCTTTCCAGTCAGTAGTAAATCTACAGGGTCTTCTATCCGCACGGCTTCAGGAAGTAATACGTAAGAATATGGCGCCTCCGGCGCTAACTTATCAAACTGGTAGATTTGCAGAGTCAGTTAAATTAAACTCTGTGCAGTTTGATAGTAGACAAAACGCACTAACTGCTTTTTTAAGCTACATGAAGTATCCTTATGCAACTTTTGAACCAGGGGGTGACCAAGGTAGCATAGATAAGAGTCCTGTAGCTTTAATAGATAGGTCAGTAAGAGAAATAGCAGCACAACTAACTAAGTCTAGGATGAGAACGGTAATAGTATAGACTGGAAAATATAGTTGAAATTATTTTTCTACTATTATATAATGTGTGGGTTAATATAAAAAGAGAGGAATTATGAGTGCAAGAAGCTCCATAGCTAAAAAACTAGCTGAAAAGATCAAAAGTATAAATGGGGCCTCTCCATTTAAAAGTACTCTGTTTCCTAGCAACATACTTACTAGACTGGTATTCTGGGACGAGCTCTCAGACTTTCCAGCAGTATGTATAGTTCCGGGTAGTGAAACTAGAGAATATCACCCAGGAGGATTTAAGTGGGGATTTTTAAATGTCTCCCTTAAATTATATGTCAACTCAGAAGACCCAACTAGTAAGCTAGAGGATCTTCTACAAGATGTAGAGCAGGTTGTTACAGATAATGAACTGCTAGAATATGAAACTGGTAAGAGTACAACAGAGATTCTTATCACTTCAATAACCACAGATGAAGGACTACTAGCACCATTTGGTGTTGGTGAAATGAATTTATCAATAAGATACGAAATTTAGTACAATGCTAGTAAATACTGACTACGTTATTAATTTCGTATATAGGAGAATTTTATGGCAGTAAATTTAAGTAGAAATACAAAGGTATTCTTCAGCACAGCTACTACTGATGTTCTAGGTGACTATACCGCGGCTAATACTTTCGAAATTCAAGTATTAGATGGCTATAGCTTTAGTCAGAATACAGAACAACAAACTATTACATTATCAGAAGCAGGAACTGCTCCAATTCGTGGTGAACGTGCTTTCAATAGTAAACTAAATCCAGTAGATTGGAGTATGAGTACATATATTAGACCATACAAACCAGCAGCAGTAGTAACAGCCCCAGAAAAGTATTTATGGAATGCTTTAATGGGTAGTGCATCTATCAGTTCCACAGCAGTAACCGGATGGACGGGAGGTACAGTAGCTCTAGTCAACGGTTCTTATGCTATGACCTTAACTAAGGCAGCAAATACTGTAGCTTTAGGGGACATGGTCAGAATTACAGGAACAACTGGATTAACAGGTAGTTCTACTGGTAATGGTTACTTCAGAGTAGTAGGAAAAAGCGGTAATGATATAATTGTAGACTTAGAAACTACAGTAGCCCCAACAGGACCTAATGGTACAGTTACATCCTCATCTATATTTACCGGTCAGTGGCACGAAGAAGCAAGTAAAGCAGTATCTTCTACTCTAGGTTCAAATAAGAATGAACTACAGAAGTTTACTCTTATCTTCAAAGTAGATAATACAATCTATAAGGTTGCAAATGCTGCGGTTAACCAAGCAGAGATCACTTTTGATTTACAAGGTATTGCAATGATTGCATGGAGTGGATTTGGTACTACACTAACTTCCCCGGCTACCTTACAAACATGGACTGGTAGTAACTATACCCCCTTCCCAACCAATGATGCTAAATATTACATTACCAATAAACTAAGTACTACTACTTTAGTTAGTAATATTAGTGGTACAGCAGGGAATACTTATAGTTTACCAATTACTGGTGGTAATTTAACTATTAATAATAATATTGAGTATCTAACTCCTGAAAATATGGGTGTTGTTAATAACTCTATTGGTTACTTCACAGGTACACGTTCCATTACTGGAAGTTTAAATGCTTACCTAAAAACTGGTTCTTTTGAGTCAGCAAAGCTACTAACCGATATTCTAGCAGGTCTTACTACTACTTCTGAAACTAAGTTTAAACTTCAGATTGAAATTGGTGGTATTTCTAACCAAACTAGAGTTGAGATGTTGATGGATGGCTGCCAATTACAAGTACCTACTGTAGACATTCAAGACGTAGTTTCCACAACTATTGGATTTACTGCTCAAGGTTACCAAGGCACCGACTATAATATTGAGAAGACAAATAACCTAGTAGTTTCCTACTACGGTATCCTATAATAAAAGAGGAGGGCTTTATGCCCTCCTATTTGGAGAAATAATTTAATGGTTTCACTACAATCACTATTGACCCCTTCTAAAGTAGTTGAGGTTGATTTTCAAGACAAGATTGGTTTCAAAGTTAAAGTCGCTTTCCTTTCAAGAGAAGAACTAATTAAGTTGCGCAAAGCTTGCGTTACTACAAAATTTGATAGAAAAACTCGTCAACCTATCGAAGAACTAAATGACGAACTATTTACTAAGAACTACGTAGCCTCCGTTGTAAAAGGATGGACTGGTCTTAAGTATGAGTATCTGCAAGACCTAATGCTGGTGGATCTATCTAGTATTAAAGATTTAAATGAAGAATTAGAGTATTCAGAAGAAAACGCTCTAGTACTTATGAAGAATTCAACAGAATTTGATAATTTTATCTCCGATGTTACGAGTGATCTATCAAATTTTCAGAAATTCAGTTCGAAGAACTAATTAGTAAGATAAAGAACTTCTCCCAAAATAGACATGCTAACATGTCTAGGGATATGTACTTTGATATGTGTGAGCAGTTAGGCTCCGAACCTTTAGAGGATGAAATCCCTATTGAGCTAGGAGACTTACCTGACGAAGCTCAAGAGGCTTGGACAATTTATTGTTATTTACCTGATAGGTATGATTCCTTCAGTGGACACTATTTTGGAAAAGCTATTGAGAACATATCAAATTTATTCGAACTGTTTGGTATAACAGATAGAGTATCTGTATTAAAGATAGTTACTCTATTTGACCGTCAGGAAACCGAACAAATAAATAGTAAGAAAAAGAAATGAGGGCTGTGTATGGCTGATACTAGAAAAGTAACGGTAGAAGTAACAGATAATGGTACTTTAAAACAAGTAGCAGGCGAGGCACGCAAGCTAAACGATGTATTAGACCGTACCGCACAACCTAGAAAAGTGCAAACACGGGCGGCTTCGGCTGCCCTTTCTGCGTCTGGTGGTATAGGCGGAGGAGCCATTCCTCCAACCACAGAGGGCCTGGGCCGCGGAACTGCAGGTGCACAAGGTAGGGGTGACGCGCGTGACTTCGGCAGACAAGCCCAAGGGCTAGGTGGCCTAGTTCACTTATATGCTACATTCGCAGCTAACGTATACGCTGTAAGTGCTGCATTCAACGCCTTATCAAAAGCCGCTGATTTCACTAATATGGAAAAAGCAGCAGATATACTATCTAGAAAAGTAGGTGCAAGTATTAATGGCCTAGCTAAAGATATGAAGGATCTAACCGACGGAGCTATATCTATGGCTGACGCCCTAGGTTCCGCCTCATTAGCTAGTTCTGCGGGATTAACAACTACTCAGATTAAAGAATTAACTACTGTTGCCAAAGGTGCCTCTATTGCGCTAGGTCGCGATATGACTGATGCCTTACAACGCGTATTCCGTGGTACTATTAAGATCGAACCAGAACTATTAGATGAATTAGGTTTAATGGTAAAAGTAGATGATGCAAATAAAGCTTACGCAAAAACTCTAGGTAAAACTGTATCAGTACTAACAGACTATGAGCGTAGACAAGCTTTCGTTAATGCAGTAACTACTCAAGGTATAAATAAGTACAAAGAACTAGCAGATCAAGCCGCTAATCCCTTCTCTAAACTATTTTCTACAATTAAAGATCTAAGTACTGGTGTACTAACTACTATGAACTCAGTATTAGGCCCATTTGTGAATATGCTTTCTCAGAGTCCTACTGCCTTGCTACTTGGTATGATTGCTATAGTAGGTTTATTACTTAAGCAAGCTATACCTGCTATAGGTAATATGAGGGAGGCATGGATTGCTTCTAGTAAAGCTGCGCAAGATGCGGTAGAGTCACAAATAGCCGCTATTGAGGCAAAGCAAAAAGCTTTGATAGATGCAAAAAATGAAGAAAAAAGATTATCACAAGTAGCCCTTAAAGAAACTCAATCTAACTTAGAGAAGGGTTTAAAGAAAACACTAAGTGGAAAACAATTTGATAGTTTAAATACTAATATTAATTCTTTATTATGGGGCAAACCCGAAGACATAAATAAAAATAGAGACCTAGCTTTAGCTTCTGTTGATAGTGCTCTAAAAGACATAGATAAAAAAATAAAACAAAAACAAGCTGAGTTAGCTAGAATAGGTAAAAGTGGTGATAAAGAGCTAAAAAAACTAGAAACTCAACGTACTGCACTACAAAGCCTACAAGGGGATAATGGATTAATACAGCAGACATCTACTTCAGCAGGTCAAGCTGCCTCGGCTAATGCTACTACGCATGCACATGAGAAGGCTTTACAAAGTCTAAAAATAGAGGGGCAGGCACTAGAGCATGTAGCTAATAAAAGAAAAGCTTTATCAGCAGTATATGAAAAAACAGAATTATTAGGCTTTCGCAATGGTTTCGCAGATCTAAATAAAGAGATTGCTAAACTTAATTTAAGTCCTTTTGAAGCCGGTATGTTAAGACTACGTGGTGGATTAGGTGCACTAACTATAAGTGTAGGAAGGCTATTAGGTACTTTTTCTGTCTGGGGTGCCACCGCAGCAATATTACTACCTATATTAGGTGGTATAACTAATGCATTAGGATTAACTACAGATCATGCGGCTAAGTTAGAAGAAAGCATGACTTCTCTAAATAGTAAGCTAGATCTAAGTAAAAAAATTAGTGAAGATTTAAAGGTAGCTGGTGACTTTCATACTATATTTGAGCTAAATGCTTCGTCTGCTATGAGCTTCGCAGAATCATTAGGTGCAGTAAGTGAAGCAATGAAAAAGTATAATGACTTTAAAGCTAATGCTGGACTACTAACATCGTACTTTGATGACATGGCTAATATGTTTACTCTTGGGTATGGAGGTAGTGGCGGTAAAATTGCTATGGATCCTATCATGGAAGAATTTGATAGGAGGATGGCTACAGATAAGAAATTTGCTGCTGCTAATAAAGATACTTTCACAACCAATATTAAAGGGGCCAGTACCACAGCTGCAGCATCTTTTAGAAGAGCTAATGCACTAGGACTTGGTGATACAGAAGACGTAGTAAGAAAAGTATTCAGCGCTCTAAATGACCCCAAATTGAGAAAAGAGGCCAAAGAGTACGCCGATACCGCTTCAGGAATGTCAAAGAATCTAAAAGAACTTAATGATATTTCTAGTGATTATATTATTTCTATTACTAATCAATCAAAAGAGTTAAAGGCTCTTAATGCTTTTAGTACTTCTAGTGCACAAGCTATTAAACTTCTAGATAAAAATGATCTTACTAAATCTGGTGCTAATATTCAAGAATTTTTATCTGGCATTACAGATCAATTTGAAGAAATGTCTGGTATAAGTCTACCAGCGGATCTAGAATTATTACGTACTAGGCTAAATAGATTACAAGAAGATGTAAATAATAACTATAAAACAGCTATGGAATTGGCTGGGTCTGATAAAGATCTTCAGAAAAAAGCAGAGGATGATAGAGCAAAATCTCTTAGTCAAGGTACTAGTTCACTACTAGGCTCATACGGTGGAATTGAAAAAGTACAACAGGACTATATCGGATATTCATTAAAAGCTTCAAAAAGTTTAGCAGACTTAGCTACTGCAGCCGGACGCGCATCCTTGGCACAAACTAGTCTATCCGCTAAGCTTAAAGAAACTCAATTTTATGGTAGTTTTTCAAAAGAAGGAGAAGCTAGAGCTATTAGAGAAGCACGTAAAACTGAAGAAAAAATAGCAAATATTCAAATAAAAGCAGAAAAAACTAATGCAGCAGCTATAGATGCTCAAAAATCAAATACAGAGCAACAATTAAGAACTGCTCTATCTTTAGCCTCAAAAGAACTATTTAAGAATAGCAAAAGCAATAATCCTAGTCCTCTAGGTACAGGATCTGTAAAAGATCAAGCTATCCAAGCTTTATCAGTAAAAGAACTTGATGGGTCTATAGCATCTCAAATTCTATCCTTAGTTAATAGTTTAGAGTCCTTAGGGGCTGCTAGTGTAATTGCAACTCTAAAAATAGACTCAATCAGAGCCTCCCTAGGCAAAGCTAGAGAATCCGAGGCTAGAGCAGAATTTAAGGAAACTGATGCTGAAGCTGATAAGAAATTTAAACCTGAAGAAGATAAACTATTCGAAGAGCTCAATAATCTAGAGAAAAAATCACAAAGTATTGCATTACTAGATTCATCTTACTTATCTGCTAGAGTAGATAGTGAAATTAATCTTATTAAAGCAAAAGCTGATATATTACAATATGAGAAAGATTTAGCAATAAAGATAGGGGAGTATAATACTCTTGTAGAACAATTAATAAAAGATCCTACTAATGTATCTATAGGAGAAGCTGTAGTTGGTAAAGCTAGGGCTAGGGATGAAGCTTTCAAAAAAGGTGAACCACTACGTGACCTACCCAAGGTTATACAAGACGAAGAAAATTTAAGAATTAGAAAAACTAACCTAGAAATAACTGAAAAACTTTCTGATAATTTAAGTGAACAAGTAGACCTAGCCTCTTCCTACTCTGATTATTTACTTAGTGTATCTACTAACTATAGTAAAATTGCTGAGTTTAATACAGTAAGTACTCAAACACTACTAGAACAATATTCAATACAAGAGAGAATACTTGAAGCTCAAATAGCTATTGAAAAATCTAAAGTTGGAGATATAGAAGCAGAACAGAAGATAGTAGACTTACAACAGCAACACTTAGCTTTTAAATTAGATACTCATCAAAAATTAACTGATCTATTTAAAAAGGAAACTGAGCTCAGCTTAAAAATAAGAGAGCAGTCTGGTAGAGCTTCAGATATTTTTGGTACTGAAGGACTACAAGAGGCTATAACTATAGCCATGGATAGAATAGAGGAAACTACAGGTAAATCTAAGTCTGTTATGTCTCAACTGGCTACTGGAATTGTAGATTCTGCAGATATAATAGTAGATAGTTTTACTACTATGATACAGAAAATGGATGAGACAAAATTAACTTTCAAAGCTTTTAGTGATATGGTCAGAAATACTTTAAGCGACATGTTTAGGGATATGGCCTCAGACGCATTTAAAAATGCTATGAAGAGTGGAATCAAGTTACTAGCAGCAAATTTTGGGTATGATACTCGTACTAACCAAGAAAAAGCGGCTAGTGCACTACAGATTACTGCTAATAGTTCTCTTGATCAACTAAAGTTAATTCAACAGGATATGAGGGCTTTACTACAGGCATTAGTACCAGGTAAGATAGATCCTATAGCTCAACAAGGCATAGATTTGGATAAACAGTATAACCTTGATTGGGAGAAAGCTAATAAAGCTAATGATACTGGAGTTAGAACATCCCCATATCCATATCCAACTAGTGCATCTATTATGTCTAGGCAACTAGATGGTGTATCTAGTATTGGCGCTACTAGCGCACCAGCTGGAACTTACGATCCTTTAGTACAGCCAGTTAGTTCTACAGCAGCTTCCGCTAAAGAAACTAATAGACTTCTTAACGAGATAGCACAAAAGATTAACCCAGGCAGTATACCCGTACCGGATGTTATGCAACCACCAGCTATGCAAGATAGTAGTATACCTACTCTGAATAAGACAGCCACTACTAATATTGAGAAGGGTGGAACAAAAATAGACGTAGCTGCTGATAAGTTTAACATGGCTACTACTGTTATGCATGGAGCAGTAGGTGCTTTAGTTGGTGCACTTGCTACTGGAGGTAGTGCTAAAGGGGCTCTCGGTGGAATACTAATGGGAGTAGCAACTAGTGTTATTAGTGGTGGTATAACTGGTGGATTAACTAGTATTTTTGCAAAAGCGAAAGGTGGTATTGTAGGTCCATTAGGTGACATGCCCCTCCATAAATATGCTAGAGGTGGTATAGCTACATCACCACAGATGGCACTATTTGGGGAAGGTAGTAAAAATGAAGCATATGTACCACTACCAGATAATCGTAGCATTCCTGTTACCCTAAAAGGAGGTAGTGGTGGAGCTACTTTTGGGGATACTAATATTACAGTAACAGTAACTAATAGTGGTAGTGTAGATACATCTATTTCTGCTGATCAAGCTACTAACCTAAGTAAAGCTTTAAGCGTTTCAATTAAAGCTACTATCCAAGAAGAACTTATGAAACAGATGAAACCTAGAGGAATGTTACATGGCTGATATCTTTACCTACGTACCCTCTAGGGGGTTCTCCAGAACTAGTAAGCCCACTGTCAATACTGTTAAGTTTGGTAGTGGGTACTCTCAAAGAGTTGCCTATGGAATAAATAACTTAGACGATTCTTGGGATCTACAATTTACTAACCAACCACTATCTACTGCAAATAATATACTTGATTTTTTAGCTTCTAAAGGTGGTATTGAATACTTTTTATTTAAGCCACCAGGTGAAGCTGAATTTTTCAAAGTTATTTGTGAAGACTGGTCTACAGAGTACACTTCTCATATAAGTAGAAGTATAAATGCTACATTCAAAAGGGTTTACGATTTAACATGAGTATATTAACAGAATTAAGAAAATCCTCTCCTAGTAAGATTATAGATTTATTTAGTGCGGACTTGTCTACCGTAGGAGGTTCTGAGGTGTTAAACTTTTTCTCGGACACTAATGAGTTGGGTAATAGTTTAGTTTTTGATTCTGAAACCTATATTGCCTACCCATTTGAGATGAAAGGTTTTGAGTGGGATGGTGCTGGTCAACTAGCAACCCCTAAACTAACAATAGCTAACTTAGGTGGATTGATAAGTGAGTATAATAGATTATATCAAGACTTATTAGGATTAAAAGTTACTCGAATTCGCACTATGTTAAAATACATAGATGCAGTAAACTTTGAAGAAGGTAACCTAGAAGCTGACCCTGAGGCTCAGTTTCCTAAAGAAGTGTACTTTATTGATCGTAAGGTAGTAGAAACTAATACTACTGTAGTTTATGACTTAGTATCTGCTCTTGATGTTAGTTCCGTTAAATTACCTCGTAGACTAATTATTCAAAATATTTGTCAGTGGAGGTATAAAGACGCTAATTGTAACTATCTACCTTCAGCACACGAGAACAGAATGTTTACTAGTGTAGGTACACCAACAACAGACCCCCTATTAGACGTTTGTGGTAAGAAACTATCAGACTGCAAACTAAGATTTGTC